GCAAATTGGCAAGCCGGAGTTGGTCGCGTCAGACTCAAAGCCGCTGTCTACAATCGTCATCTGGTCAAAATAGTTATCAACGTAGCCCTGCGAGAATCCATCTGTGCTGACATTCTCGATGAATCCATTGCCACCGCCATAGGTTCCTGAGCCGTTGGTCAGATGCAAACCTACACGAGTTCCACTGCCACTTCCCGGCCCAATGATAGCCAGGCCACGTAAAAGAAATTCAGTTAATGGGCCGCTGCCTGGTATCCCCACCACCACACCATCTGTATTCGCAGTTTGGTGCAGGTTAGAGGCGTGTGACGGTGAAAATCTTGCTAGACCGTAGCCGACGAGTCCACAGCCAACAGATGAGCAGGTCACAACACCATTCACGCAAAGATCGCCGCCTGTCAGTCCAGAGTTTCCAACACCTACCTTATATCCGGCAGCCAGCGCCGCGTTCACCGCAGACGTGTTGGCCGTCATGTTGGCCGAGGACATAGTCGAGCAGTCGCCGTAAACCAGCCCCGGCAGCGTAACGTATCCGGGAGCAGCTATCAGTGTCGTGCCGGTTCCGGGGAACGTTCCGCCGATGGCCGTAGGGCTTCCCACCGGGCCGGTGATGGACAGACCGCCGCCTGAATACTGTGGGATGTTCAGGATTCCTCCGGTCAGCGTGGCCGCGCCGCTTGAGCCGCTGGTCGTGAGGCTTTGAAAGGTCTGCGTGCCTGCGGTTATGTACGTGCTCGTGTCCAGCGCAAACGTTCCCGCCGCCGTCATCTTCACGAACGGAGTACCGCTCACCCACGTCGGATAATTCAACGCGCCCCAAGTGCCGACTGACGGAATCTGGCTGGTCAGCGCCAGCGTTCCCGTCGCGCCCGGATTCGTGATAGTGTAGGCTCCCACCGCGTAGCTTGCAGGCAACGTCAGTAGCGTCGTGCTTGCCAGATTCAGCGCGTACGCTCCATAGGTGTTCGCCTGGTTCGTCTGCATCACCGTCGAGGGCAGCGTATAGGCTGTTGCAGGGCAGGTTCCGTCTCCCTTCATAAAACCAGTTGTACAGGTAGTCCACAGCGCCGTTACGTCTGTGTATAACGGTGTGCGCCATGCGCTTCCCGTCGAAGCCGCTATCCCCGCGCCGGGGTATCCGGGCCATGAGCCGCCTATAGATGCAACGTAATTAGCTCCATCGCTTGTCACTGTAGTAATGTTGCCATTCGCAATGATTACCCCGTTCCCTGTCGCTCCAATGACCTGGATACTCTGTCCGCCTGTAGTCGAGTTCTGAATCGTGAACTGGAACCCAAGCGACAATGGTGCAACAAGATTTCGCTGCGCGGTTAAACTCACGTCCGATACCACCTTAATGACATTGGCGCTCATCTCAGGGTAGCTCATCACGTAGTCGGCATCGGTCGTGATGTGCAATGTCCCGCTGTTAAACAAGGGGAAGATTCCTCCTGATCCGATGTTCCCGGTCAAAGGAATTTGCGGCGCGGGAACCTGCGAACCAGCATATGCGGCGGCGAACAGGAGTAAAACGAGAATGCGGAGTGATGTTTTCATTAGCTTGACACCTTCGGCGTGTAAGTTCCATACAGGAGGTTAGTTGACTGATACAAATACATCGTGACCGAGACGCCATATTGATTGACGAAGGTTACGGCTGTTGGTGTGTTGAAAGCAAACGGGAAGCCTGTACCAGCATCAATGAATGTGTGCCCTCCACCCAAAAGCAGGAGATAGATTTTCTGCCCAGATGGGGCGTATGGTCCGAATGACTGCCCCACAGTCTCCGCTCCTAGTTGGGCGCTGGCAATCACATCACTAGTGCTGAGGATCGCAGTTGTGCCCGAAGCCGTCACGGTAGCTGTAGCGCCAGTTGCTCCCACTCCTCCGAAGATTCGTGGTTGCCATATATACGCCTGAGTCGCGGTCTGCGTAGATGTGCCTACGGCAGTCAATGTGATCGTCGTAGTAGTAATCGCGTTGTGGGAGAAGTTTGCAGCTATCGTCCCACTGGCGAATGGAGAAACGAGATTGGTTGGTGAACTGAGACCATCCGTATTCGTGAGTGCGGCGCTGCTCGGAATAGCTGAGTAAGTTGCAGAGCATACCGGATTGATGACGTGCTGCCCAAGCTCAACAGTTCCATTGCACCCCGTAAAACTCAAAATGGAGAATGGGGCGCTCGTAGAGCAGTTCAAAGGACTTACAGACCATACGCCAGAATCCACGCGAGGGCATCCCGTGAGAGCGTGGGTATCGATGCCAAAACCGCCATTCACGGGCTGCACGATGCCCTTGACTTGCGGAGCAGGGCGCGTGGAATTGAGGTCAATCTGCGCATTGGCCAGTGCTCCAAATAGCGCGAACGTAATCAGTAGGCTTTTCATTTCACTCCTCCTATTGCTTGTAAAGCAAGGCCCAATAATTATAACCATCCCATACTAGGATTATTGAGCCTCCCGGTTTTGCAGCGTAACTCACCGAAACAGACTTTACGGGGTTAGATGGAGGGTTTACGATCTGCGCGCCGCAAACCGCTGTTAGCAAGAGAAACGCAATGCTTATGCGAGTGAGTACCATATCGCCCCCGTAAGTGTTCCACCTGTTCCAAGATTCCACACCAAAGCCTGCCCTGGCAAGCATTCCATCCACGGAGTTCCGGTGGCTTGAAGAACTACCGTAGAGCCAGCGCCGGTCAAGACAATCTCTCCCGGAATGGCCGTGGTGCCCGATTTCGGGATGATTGTCTCAGCGGCGTTCGATTCGAGTTCGATCTGCCAAACGCGAATCGAGCCAATCCCGACACCGAGTTGAGCGGCAGCAACAAGCGTGTTGTCGCCAGCCGCGAGAGCCGTTGTGATTGCCAAACGACGAAGATTGTCTTTCTGCATGATTCCTCCTTAAAACTGTCCCGTCAATGCTTGTAGTGTAGCCGATGTCTTGTTCTTAGCGGGCTTTTTCTGCGCTACCACCTTTGCCGCCGCGCCCTGCACTGCCGCCAGCATCCTAGGCGTGAACTGTTGTAGTTGGGGAGAGTTGAGTTGCGCGGAAAGCCGTGGACGTGCGCCGCCGAGTTTGGGGGTGAATGGTTTGGTGGTCATCTTCCCGTCCTTTCGAGAATATCGGCGAGTTTAGGACTTAAGGTTGTTTGCTTGCTTGGCAAAGAGCGAATATATTGCGCCATTGATTGAACTGGCGTAAGAGGCGCAATAGCTTGCATCCCTCCTCCTACTACTTTCAATGTGTTCCCTGCAACACTCTGAGCCGTTGATGGAGACGAGGGAGGATTATCGACAGCACTCAATGCTCTGCGAAATTGCCAATTCTCGATAGGCTCAAGAAGGGTAGACCGCAAAGCCCTTGCCCCCATACTCCGCGCTGTGTTACCACCCGCAGCCGCTGATGCAGGGTCTACTCCAGTCATGTTTGCCAATCCGCGCTGCTGCGCGTTCTCAGCAATGTTTCCCGCTTGCCCCATGCGCTGACGAAGTGACCCTATCAATTCATTCGGGAGTCCTGAAAGTTGGCCGATTCTCTGGTTAAGGACGCTACGCAATTCAGCCGCCATCGCTCGCTTACTCATCAGTGTCTCAGGGTCAAACGAGTTTGCAGACATCTGATAAGATTTTCCAGTTGCTTCATTGAGATTATTTAAGGCTTGTTCTGCCTCTGCGATTGATGGATTAGGGCCAAGTGGATTGCCAGTGCTAGGAACAATGTAATTCTGTACCCGTGGCGAAATGGCATTAGTGGGGTTCTGTGTTGCGCTGATAGGCTCATTTGCTATCGGGTCACGTACATTCGCATATTCAGGGACAGCAGTATTGGCGCGGAAATGGTCTACCGCCTTTGAAAACTCAAGAGGGGTACGCGCTCCTGTTGGTCCCATCTGAGGAACAATCGCCTTGAGGTTTTCAGAGAGTTTCGGTAGCACCCCCATTGTCTGCTGACTTGCGCCTGTAGGCCCAATCTTAGATGCTAGATTATTCCAAGGCTGGTCCGTTGCTGCTTCCGCTGACCATTGTGTAGGGGTACGCGCTATGCTCTCCCCTGCGGCTGATGCGCCTTTGCCTACTAACCCAATACCCTTTCCCGCGAGATACCCACCTAGCAGATTCTCAATTGTCTGCGCTGGGTTTTCTTTCAAGGAATGTCCTAACTGCTGGCTAATAGAATCTTTCGGACTAAATGTTGCTAGTATTGGATCAATGGCAAGTTTCCCAACATTCATTGCTGAATCAATTGGATGCGCGAATGTTTGTATGATGGCGTTTCCCGCACCTGAGATCGTGTTCATCGCAGCCGTTCCTATATGCTGCGGGATGGACATATCCGGGGTGTGCGGAATCATCTGAAAGCCTTCATTAGAGGGCGCAGGTTTAGGAGCGTCTGGACCTGCATCAGATACGCCGGGAACCGCTGGTGCCGTTCTCCACCCAGGAGGAAGAGTTGACCAACCGCTCGGTAATGTAGACGCAGTACCCATTACTTCACCCGATCATAGCTGTTTGGGTCATTTCGTGGACCGCTACCCTTGTAGCGATGGCCTACTCCCTTATCGTCGTAAACTATATCTCCACCGCCCTGCGGGGAAGATATGGAATTCGGAACCTTGTATTCAGGATCGAGCGCCGCTCTTGCTGCCATCGATGTCGCGCTTATTCCCGGCATGGGAGCTTGGTATACCTTACTTGGAGCAGCGTTGTTCCATTGCTGCTGATAATTGTCGAGCTTTACCCCCATCGAATGTGCTTGCTGCGTAATGGCCGCATCTCGATTGAATATAGCTCCGAGCGTCTTCTTGTACGCCGCTATTCCGGGGATTGTGTCGTTGCCATAGAACTTACCCAATTCAGGAGCAATAGTGTCTACCTGATTTTGATATCGCTGGTAATCTGCCGTCCCAGGAATTCGACTCTCCGTAGTATTTAGCTGCCGAAGATTGAGAAGATGTTGAAGTACAGTTCCTCCCGCATTGATCGCTATCGATGTTTTCCCACTTGTAAAATCCTTATAGGTGGAAGGATATGATTGTGCCTTCGATCCATCGAACGTGGGGTCAACGGCCATCACGTTCTGTATCAGACCGGGATTCCTTGCCAGCAAATAACCCATGCGATCAAGTGGGATATGTCCCTGCGCGATTGCTGTTGCAAGTTCAGCAGGGGTTCCTTCAACGCCACTAGCTTTCTTTTGACCTACCTGCAAGGCTTTAACTGCGGCTCCGATATTGGCAACATTAGTCTTAGATGTAGCGCCGATATTAGCTACAGCCTTCTTCGTGTCGGCGACGGTATTGGCAACATCTAGCTTGCTCTGAACCCCGGCGGATACTTTCTGGAGTGTTTGGTACTCGCCTACCGTAGTTCCCTTCAACCCACGAAACTGAGGGAGAATCGACATATCGTCCGGCGCAATGTCCTTTGGCTGATTAAGAGTGTCGAACTGGTCAGCCTTGCTCTGCGCTAGACTTCCTTGGCTCTGGCGCAATCCTTCAAGCGAGTTCTGCTGCTGCTGCTGCATCCCCATCTTGAGCGCGTTTTGCTGCTTCTCGTATGAAGTAGGAAGCCCAACATCATGTAGTAGCGCATCCTGGCCGCCACGTACACCGCTGGCTAAATGTCCTCCTAGCGCAATAAGAAACGATTTTACGGGCCCCGGCTTGGACGGCAGTGGGGTATCCGGCACATTCGGTTGCGAACCATCGGCGAGTGTGGGGCTAGGCGTTGATTGCTGCGATAGGGGAACAGTTCCCGCCCCAGGGACCGGCTGTGAGGGCAATGGTAACTGCTGGAGGGGTTGCTGAGGGATTGTCGCATTTAATGGAGCGGATGTCGTTTGAAGAGAGGGCATTGGCGACGTTGCTGTATCAACAGGAGACCCGGAGGCCTCTTTCGCTTTTGCCTGAATCATGGCGAGGATTTGCGCCACTCGCGGGTCTGCCGCTGTAATGGACTGTGGAGAACCATCGGGAAGGGACATGTCTGCCATATTAAAACCCTCCCACAGTGCCTGCTATTCCCTTAGATACGGCTGATCCCAACCCACTCCCTAGACCCTGACCAAATTTGCTACTGAATGAATTGCCTTGTGCCTGTGTAAGATTACTCAGAGCATTGCTGGCCCCGCTCCCGTATGTCCCGACGTTTCCAGCGTAGGTCTGAGCATTGCCGCTCAGGACAGAGGCAGCGTTGAACTTGTTAGCAAGTCCCTGTTGGGCATTGTTGAGCGTCACAGTACGGAGGGCGTCGGCCAGATCGCCAGCCTTCGCAGCTTGCAAGTTCCCATAGCCGGTAGCAGCCACGCCAGAGCCGGGAGTATTGCCAAGCCCTTCGCCCCGCGCCGCGAGTTGAGCGTTCGCCTGCTGTGTTCCTTGATTGTAGCGAAGCGCATTTTGGTCAAGCGCCTGCGAATTAAGCGCGGCCATCTGCTCAGGCGTAAAGCCTTGATTACCAGTTAGGTACGGGGATAGAGCGGTATTGTTCTGCTGGAGAAGCTGGTTCTGTGCAGCCTGCTGTTGCGCTTGCAGTTGATTCTGCGAGTTCAGTTGGGACTTTTGTGAAGATGTATCCTGGCTCATGGTGAGTTCTCCCCGACCTAGCGAATTCCAAGTCTCAATCCGTCTCCCCATACGGTGAATCCATGCTTCAAAGCGAATGCACGGGTACTCGGATCGTTTGAAAATGCAATCACATCGGCCAATCCCTCAGTGTGAGCGCGGGTGAAAGCGGCTGCGGTAAGCTGGTGCTGTGCCGAAGCGAACTCCCTTTGCGTCAAACTGCCGACTGGAACCAGTGATCCCAAGGTCATTGAGAGAAACTGGGGCTGATACATGATAACCCGATTTTCAACCTCTGCAACCATGATTCTTGTGGTAGGCAGCGTGAAAACGTCCTTTGGAAACTCCTTACCGCTGGCATCAGCCGCAAGGACGAATGCGGCTTTGTCCTCTTCATCATACATCCTGAGCGGTCTGACGAAGATATGCTTCATACGCTCTGCCCTGTGTAAGTTCCGGTTCCAAGCCCGGAAGCCCCCACATTTGCCGTGAAGAAGATCAATCCCTCAGTGATGCGCTCATTTGTTGTGAGCCGCTGGGTGCGGCTGGCAGACGAAATGAGCGTGGCGTTGGCAGACGGGGAAAAGGCGAATCCGGGAGTCCCTGCATCTCCCTGCACAAAGGACAGATTCTGGGGCTGCGCTATTGCCACGAAGGAAGAGAACCCGTACTGAGTTCCTGCCGTCAGGCCGCCGACTGTCATTGAACCTGCTTGAACGGAGAAATTTGACCCATCTGCCCTACGAATCGCCAGCAGTTTGGACCCGTTCGACCCATCCCAATGAATCGTGATCGAATCCCCGCTTGACGTAAAGCTAAAGTTCCCTTGCACGACGAAAGCAAAAGTTGAGCCTGTCGCCTGGATACCTGTCGGCGCAATGGCCCCAGATGAGGTTACAGACCCCGCAGAGGGCACGGAGAGCTTCGAGGGGGAGAATGTCACCTTCCCGGCTATGGAAGTAGGGTAGCCAGCCTCTAGGCGCGAGACACGGGCATCGTCAGTGGTCGATAGCTGCGAATTGTCGGGGAACTTGAGAAAATTCGCCATTATGTCCGCCAAGCCACATCAAACCCAAACATCACCCATCCGTTAGCCGATTCGCCCCACTGCGCCATGAACGCTATGCGCCGCGCCGGGGGAATGTCTTGGTCCACCCCCCAGCACTTTGCAGCGATGTATTTCTTTTGGACGGTCTGGTCCTGATACTGAGGGTCACGGATATTCGAGGATAGGTCAAAGTACCCGTCTTGCGCGGTCTGGCCGGGGTCATCATCCACCAAGCATCCGAAGAACTGAGGTACCAATGCCTCAAAGTCGTTCCCGGCAATTGGTATCTTGTTGACCTCCATATCGAACTGAGAAATCTTCCGAACTTCGACCGCGTTTCTGGCCGTAGTTCCGCGCCCAGGTACGACCGCAAGCAGGTTAGACTTCACGGTATCGCTGTAGAGCGTCCCATCATCATCGAAAGCGTCTGGATTCAGGTACATCACATGACCGTTATCGAAAGCCGCGATAAGCTCCACATTGCCCTCTGTGAGTTCCCCGGACGTGATAGCCGTCATCCGAGCGCCGAACTGCCAAGGCGTGTTCCATTGGTTTAGATCAAGATTGTAGACGTAGAGAATCGAACGCACCGCGTCAAGAATGTATATCCAGTTGAAGAGCTTCGACTTGTGGAATCCGATGAAAGCGCTAGACAGATCGAGCACGGCAAGATCGGGGCGGATATTCTCCCCAAACTCCCCATCGGAAGAGGACCATCCCTGCTTAGAGGTATCAATCCAGTAAACATTGTCGCCCACTGAAAGGATGTTTATCGGATAGCGTATTCCTCCACCTTGGAGAAGTTTCGACTTGCGGAATGTCGCTAGAGAATCACCTGACACCTGCCAGAACTGCTCACCAAGTCCGATGTCCACGCCGTTTGAAGTGACGGCCATTCCGCCAACCTGCGAAGGCCAAGCGTAGTAGTTCCCGTTGATCGCATCCGACATACACTCTGCCGGGATTCCGTTGGTAATCTCCTCGTTCCCGGTAAACCATGTCCGCGCCCCATTCTTTCCCCAGATGCGGCCATTTGACCAGACAAACCCATTGAGCGGTTGCGGTGGGTCATTCACATAGAGAGCGGGACCAGTCTGTGAGCCAAGATAAATGTCAGGAGTAGTATCGGTATACCTAGCATCCACATTAGGCAGAGAGGCCACAAGACGCATCGCGGCGGGGTCCGCATCGCCGCCGTCAGTCGTGCGGTAAAGATTGATTCCGTTTACCTGTAAGTCGGCAGAGGATAGTACGTTCGTCTGTACCGCAAGCCCGGTAAATACTCCTGTCGATTCCGACAATGCCGACATGCTTGATTCGTGCCCGTAGATAGAAGTGAAGGTTTGGCCATATACGTAGCCCGTCTGCGCGGTGATCGCATCGGGAGAGGCCGTCATGGAGTGTACGATTGAACTATTGTTGTAATAGACTTTTATCGTGTATGGAGGATGGATACGTTTTGTAGCAAGATGGTTGTAGTTGTTAACCGCCAATGACCATCCAAAGCTAGAATCACTCAACATTGCTATCAAATCATTAGATGTTAGTCCCCACATATCTGTAGATCCACCCCACGTCTGAGTGGTATAGTCAGTAGTAAATAATGTATGCGGCGATTTAATCGTTCCTACCTGAGCATTATTATCGTAAAGCGCAATCTGATCTATATAGGAACCGTCTAAAGTGTCCTCTTTTATAGATGAGCTTATTTCTACTCCAACGATCACAACCGATGGAGGTATAGACAGGCCGCATTTTTGAAATACAATATCCCCCAAATGCTGGAATGGAAAATTTGTATACCATTCGTTACCGTCGTTAATCCAATTAGAGTTATGTGTTTGCCCAGAAGGAAATGGAGATGTGCTGGTAACTGTTTCAGTTCCGCCACTCGCAAATGGGGTAAAGCTATACGCATAGCCTACCTTTGCAGGTAAAGGAGCGGGATAGCTGGATATGCTCAATGCAATGGTAGTTATGGTGTATTTTACCAATAATTGATTCGACACTCCATAACTATCAGTCACTAAGAAAGTAACTTGATAGATACCAGAAGATGATGGAGTACCTGTGATGTTACCCAATGCGTCCATCGCCATTCCGGGAGGAGGACTTCCACCGGCAATACCAAAGGCATAAGGCGCAACGCCTCCAGTTGCAACGATTGCGCCAGAATAAGCTACCCCTACTTCTCCGGTAATTGGTGCGGGTGGGGTAATTACAATCGACGGATTGCCGACAAACAACGAGAATACCCTAGTGAGCGTTGCCGATACGCTATCGGTCACTTTGACGGCGAATGTGAAGTCTCCAACGGTTGTAGGTGTTCCTGAGAGTTCTCCAGTTACCACGTCTAAGGTAAGTCCAGGTGGGAGCGCACCTGATACAACGGTGTAGATATAGGGGGACGTACCCCCCCATGCTTGAAGTTCAAGGCTTGTATATGGGACTCCTTTTTCTCCGAATGTAATCGGCCCTGAGCTTGACTGCCAATCTAAAGTAGCTTTGGAAATGTAGAACGAAAACGATTGAGAAACTGTATCGCCATAAGCGTCAGTTGCGGTGAATGTTACAGAGTAATCCCCGTCAATTGAAGGGATTCCCGTCAAAGATGTTCCATTGAACGTCAATCCCGGCGGAAGTGTGGGGGTGACCATCGCTCTTGATGGGGCTGCTACGGGAGGGTCTAAACCCCACAACGAAGCCCTGTATCCGCTACTGATCGCAATGCCGTCGAACTTCCGCATATTCTGGCGAGTGGTAGCATTTCCGAAGAATACGAAATTGTTCGATGTGATGAAGTCGAAAGGCTGCGAAGTCGTCGAAGTCGTGTCAGCGTAAATAATCGAGAATGACTGATCGACCCCAACCTCGTACTTCCATACCTGCGAAAGCGAGCCGGGAATAGTAGTCTCAACCGATGCCATAACGAAGAACGAACCAGAAAACCTACGCCAGCAAAACAAGCGGCGCACAGTTCCGGGAATCTTGGTCAGAGCCGTTTCAACTGCATCTGCGAATCCGGGGCGCTTCTCCATCTCGCCAGTGATCGTAGACATGGTGTTAGCGGACCCAAACACCCAATGCGGACTCTCATCAACCGGCGACGTGTTGGTCCGATAGCCGAGAGTTGGCTTATCTATGCCAAGGTACGAAAGCTGGTTGATAGGGGCATCGGCCACGGTTAGTAGACTCCGTAAGATTCAAGATTGTCGTTTATGTCGGGAGCAGTGTTGAACGTGATGACGTTCCCTAATGTGGTGTATCCGTAAGGCGTTGTCAGGAACGGGCTTACAATCACGGTGTTCTGGACAACAACCCACAGTGTAGGAGTATCTCCAAACGGTAGAGAGAATGTTTTGTTTACCCCATTCTTCGCGCCGAGCAGTTGTACATAGAACGGCGTCCCACCGATTCCGCTTGGTCCAGCTTGTCCGGCTGGTCCCTGAATCACTCCAGCTTGCCACGGTGGAGTAGTAACATTGGCAAGGTTCGCAAGGTTGAAGGTTCCGGGCGGAAGCTCCACATTTTTGATGAAAGTCGTCACGCCGCCGCTCACCAATTGGAACTGGTAATAGGAGAGCATGTTTCCCTCACATGCGATCTGCGTGATGTTGTCGTAGAGTGTGCATACTGCTACGCCGTTGAAGGGATAGAACTTCTGCGTGATCGGCACTGGCGTCGATGTGTTGACAACCGACGGAGAAGAGCCGCAATTGAGCAGCGTGACGAGGATGTAGGCTCCGGGTGTCAATCCACCGGAGAGTGCGCTTACGTTGACTGTGACTGAAACTGACATGCTTCCTCCTACGGAATCCAGATACCTTGCCCTGACGTGTCCGCCCCAAGCGATTCAGTTGGCGAGAATGTATCGACTGACCCTTCCCGCTCTTCCTCTGCCGCTGCTTCAACCTCGCCCATCCATACCGCCAACTGGCCGGAAGAGACCATGCGCCCACCTTGAAACGACGCGGCCCCGGCGCGTGCATCAGCATTAGTCTTGTAGAGATAGTAGAGAATCCCCGCCTCTGCCAAATTTGTATAGTTCTCAGGCATCCATAGCTGCTTGCCTAAATCTTCTATCTTCGGCGCGAAAGGCTGATACTGCCCGAAAAGTTCAAATGGCTGATCGGCAGGCACGTAGGTTGCGCGGGATAGTCGCCATTCTCCGCTGTTGCCAATCTGCGTTATCTGGGTGATCTTCTGCGCAGTAGTCGGGTAGAGGTTGTCATCCAGCGTCTTGACCACGTCTAGCGGGTAGAAAAAGAAGGCAGGAGAATTGATCGTCACATCTTGTCCTTGGACGTATGTCTGCGATGCGATAGCCGCTTGAAGTGCCCAATATGCAGGGTCGTCAAAGGGTGGAACGGTGTTTGCTGACCCCGCGACAGGCTGCGGATACCGGAGCCACGCCTTGACGAGCCGGTAGCAGTCAGAGGGCATCGGATAATTCTGCTGGCCGTTGACCGCTGGAATCCCTGGCGTAGTGGTAAGCGTGAACTGCCACTCATGGGCTGTCCAGATGCGCGATGATACCAATTGGCAGATAATCAGCGTGTCTTTAGGAGATACCTGGACCGAGGACGCCCCCTGTCGGCGGGTGAAGTCGAATATCTGCTGCCAGTTCATCGACGCTGGATTGTAGATGCCAACAGGGGCGCTCGGATTGGTGGACAGCGTGGGCATGGTCTATCCGAAGATGATGGTTGCTCCAGCCGGAACCTTCGGAACCGGAGGAGGGGTGAGTTTCTTGGAGGCCGCAACGCGGGAGCGAATGATCGCGTGCGCGTTCGGACCCCACTTGTCAACATTCAGGCCGGACTTGTTGGCTTCCACGTCGGTAGCCTCAAAATCGTATCCCTTGTGGCAGTGAGAACAGAACACGTGCGCCCAGCCATTCGAGAGAACCTGACCACGGAAGTTCGTCTGGCCATTGGGCATTGTGTGCAGGCACTTTTCTTGCCGTTCAGCAATCTCGGCCTCTTGCGCTTTGGCCGCTTCTACCCGGCGAAGGGTCTGCTCCATGAGTTGCTGCTTTTCGCGGTCAGCTTTCTCCTGATCTTCCGGCGAGAGCTTCTTGAGTTCCTGAATGGCTGCGAGAGTGGTTTCCCGATTCTCTGTGCTCATCTGGCGCATTGCGGTGAGGAACGCAGTCACTAAATCATTAGAACCCGTGGACGGCATTACATCTGCAACCAATTCGCGGTCAGTCTGCTGCTCAGTTGTCGTTGCCACTTCAATCTCCTTCCGCTTGCGCGGTACACCTTTGGGCCATGCCATCAGTTAATCTCCTCGTACCACCGTTGGGACGCTCGGCCCCTTGATATTGAGAATACTCTCTCTGCATCAGGGACGGTAATCAATCTTTCGTGGATAAGTCTAGCCAGGATAGTACGCCAACCGCGAATCTGCCCTACCATCCTAAGATTTCCGAAATTGTCCTTTTCGACATTCCTGATAGTGAATTCAGGGGATAAGCCGGTCCATTCCATACCTACGATATGGCGACGGCCACGATTTCTCTTGCGATGATCTAGCAGATTGGCGTTCGGATCAGCCGCGTAGACTGCCCCAATATCAGGGCAGTTGATACTTCTCTCGAAAATCAGGTTGGGATTCATCTTCAAGAGGCGCTCGATAAGCACCTTTCGCGTCAGAGGGCGTCCTAGCTGCGCCGCCATGTCTGTTGTGAGGAAACCGGCGTCCGTACCCGCTACGGCCTCATGGTGCTTCGCTAGAGCCTCGGCAGCGGCCTGTCTGTGCTTCTCCCGGTCTGCATCGAGCAGGAAACGGTCAATCTGCGCCGATAGCTTGCTACCGTCAATTGCTTGCGGTGAACTCATAACATTATCCTAACGTAATTCAACCCGGTCAACAATGGTATAATTATGCACAGGATCTGAAAACGCTAAGAATCGACGTAAAAATCGCACCAGCAAAAGCGGATACAAAGGTGTAAACCGATATAAAAGGGCTACTGGTTATGCATGGCGCACACGTATTATGGTTTCGCGTCAAGCTATCCATATCGGGTATTTCCCCCCTACAGAGGAAGGCCTCATCATGGCCGCTAAGGCTTATGATGAGGCCGCCGTTAAGCACTTTGGAGAGTTCTGCCAATTGAACTTCCCGCTGTCCTAAATTCCAATCTGGCCGCGATTAATGGTGTTTGCGTACAGGCTGAAGGGGAAGGTAGGAGTTGAAGTCCCGCCTACCGTATAAGCCAGACGCACGTTCTTGACGTTGATGGGCGTGTTGGCCGCTGTCGCACCGCCCGTTGCAGCCGTCACACCAGCGGAAGCCGCATCCGAGATGGAAACAGGCTTGAAGATGATGTACGGGTTGGTGGCCGCTGTTCCAGTGACCGTGCATTGGGTGAACCGCAAGGGCAAGTTAACCCATGTGGTTCCACCGTCAGGCGAGTCCTGCAAAACGGCATCGAAGGTGGGATTGGTGCCAGAGACGGTGCCAATCACGAGGTTCAGGCGATAGGCGTCCGCATAGGGCAGTGTGAAGGAAGAGGTATAACCAGTTCCACCAGTGCTGCCAGGAGCCGCCGTACCGGAGGCCAGGAGCTTGCTGCTTGGTTGAATCATTCCTGCGCTGGGCATTAGAGTTCCTCCACTTGAAGCAGATCCAGATATGCGATGTTTCCGGCGTCGGTGGTCGAGAATATGCCCGCCGCACCGAAGTAAAGAACCATTTCGCCGGTTGGCGCTGGAATCGTTACTGCGGTGCTATAGGACTGGCTCGATACGGGAGCCGTCTGCGTATAGCCGGTGAGCTGAGTGATGGCCGCAGCAGCAGTGACTACGAGCGCCGAACCGCCACCATAACCCGAAGACACGCCGTTGATTCTGCCTGAAATCGGGTCCCAGAGCAACTCGCACTTGATGCACCAGTTCCCGCTTGCAGAGTTGAACGTCATCGCCGTTGGGCTATACAGGGTCGTATTGGTTGCCAACGTGAGAGAAATGCCAGTATTGGCAGCCGCCGGAGCAATCAGCAAGGACGGGGTGAAGTTGACGGTTGTTCCGCCCATTGCACGGCCAGCCGCTGTGACCAGGATGCGAACGAGGTCAACATTGTTGGATACGCCGACGCCATACTGAGAATATCCGTTGTATTTGACGAAAACAGCCTTTGCGGTCTGCGTCGCGGCAACGGTGGCAATCGGAGAAGTGGTTTGCTGAAAGACAACAGCAGTCGTGATCGGATTAGCGAGGGACGCTGCGGCCTTTGCAATATACGGAGTGTTGGTATTCGCCATTTTCAGTCTCCTTAGACCAAGCTCGCGTCACATTGGATTATGCGCATACGTTGAGGATCGGTGATCTTGGATGCCATCACGAAGCGGTAGCTTGCAATGGTGCCAATCTCGCCAGTTGGGTTCGAAGGGCCGATTCCAGGCTTCACAACGGAAACCTTGAACCGCTCGTTCTTGGGATCGGTCACTGTCGAAGGACCGCTTCCAGCCAGCGGGATGACGCAGAATCCTTGGTAGCCGAAGATATAGGCCGAGTAAAGCTGCGTGGGGGCTGTGCCGGTGATGTTGACGTTGGTTGAGGACATGAGGCGGCAACCGGCCACCTTGCCGATTTCGCCATTCAGGAGCTTTGTGCCCTGCTGATACTTCATGCAGTCGATGAAGCCCCCCGCCGTGTTGTCCGACATGATGTCGTATTCCACGTAGGGGTGAATGACTGCCATCCAATCGCCAGAGCCATAAGGCCGGACGTTGGAGCCTTTCATCAGGGTCACATTGGCCTTGAAGTCGGCCACGGTCAGGTTAGCGCCGATGGTGGGCACGGTGTAGGCCGTGTTGGAGTCGATCTCAGCGCGGGTGATCGAATCTACCGAGAGCGCGGCGCGGAAGGACAAATCTTCAACCATCTGGGCGGCTGACCCGATAGAGTTGATGTCCGTCTCGTCGTAGAGTGTGGATGAGTCCATGTAATCCGAATACTGCTCGACAATCGAGGTAATCGGATAGCTGGACTGAGGAACGGGGTTGGGGTTCACGCCCTCTGCCGCTGGCACCGTGTTCTGGCCGGGGAGATTGAAGCGGAACATCTGAATCGTTCTGCCCACATTGCGGGGCAAAGGAACCTTGTAGCCCAGTTGCCAGAAATAAAGCTCCGGCATGAGGCGGTCAAGTCCCTTTTTAACGAAGTAAATCGCGGATGCTTGATGAAGCAAACCGGGATTTTGCGTAGTGGTGCCGACAGAAACTGCTGGCATAGCATTTCTCCGAGGTAAGGAATGAGTATCTTTCGAGTCTCACTTCCGGGGGTCACTCGGAGTGCGTAGCCGCGTAAAGGGGTCGCCCTTATCTAGCTGTCACAATCATAACCACAAGTCCTTCGTTTTTGCAAGAACTATTTATTGAGCACCAGCCGATGTCATTATTTCGAGCAACTGATCCGGCGTCATCGCATAAAGATCAGTGTCGGTTGGCGCTCCCTTTCCGGTATTGGCCGGGGCGGTCCCGACAGGCGGCGGAGGCATGGTGTTTTTAGGCGCTGTGGCGCGCGCGGCGGGAGCGACAGTCATCTCACCCTTTGCCTTGAGCGTGTAATAGGCCATTTCCGCCGTTTTCGCATTGAACGGAAGCTCGTTTTCTTGCAAGAAGTTGTCAATGCGGTCAGCATCGGCCTGTGACTTGGAGAATTCAGGAACAGCACGGAAGAAGTTCGCCGCCTCAAAGTTGGCCCTTTGAGCCAGCATGAACTCCTGCATATCATTGGCTATTTTTCGATTCTCAGCCTGCTCATTGATAAGCTCGATGCCATTCTTTTTCCCGAACGCGGGAGCCATAAGGTCAGCAATGGCAAGCGCCGTAGCGTCTACCGGCGGTTCCGGGGCGACGGGAGCTACCGGAGTAACAGGGGGCGCGGCGTGAGAAAGCTCAGTGATGCGCTTAGATGCGGATATCTGGGCCTTGGCAAGCTGACTATACAGTTCTGCGTCATCCTTGCCACGGTAAACCTGCCCGGTAGACAACCGCATCTCGCGCTGGCCGTTTTCGAGCGTAGAGAAGGTGAAGTCTTGATCTGCTACTGGCTCCACAACGGGTTCGACGGCTGGCTCTGCAACTGGCTCGGTCGGAGCCACTTGAGCAAGTGCCGCGTCAAAGTCCGCATCTCCGCTACCAGCCGGAACGGTCTGTTCTACTTGGATCGGGTCGGGCATCATCATTCTCCAATTGTACTGATTTTAGCGCATTTGCTGAATCGATCACGGTTTGTTCGAGCGTTTTGACTACCAATCGGCGCTGCTGCCATGCAATAATTGCACTCCGGCAAGCCTCAAAGTCGGTTGCTGGCGTGTTCAAAGCAGCAAGTTCGAGCCTTTCGCATTCCGTCGTCTGAAATTGAATGAAGTCGCGGAAAGCAATAGATTGAGCGAGTTCTGCGTAGGAAATAGCAAGCTGCATCTCGTCAGGTTGCATCATTCTCCCTCAAGAATCTGCGCCGACTTGATTTCCGCATCCCGCGCCACGCCAAGAATATCATTGAGCGCCCCAATCTGCGCCAGGGCGTTCAAAGTAGCCACGATGATCTGCGTTTCGTCGCGTTCGTGGGCATCTTGCGACATGGTTCCAAGACGGGCTTGCTGCAACTGCATCTTCTCCATCCCGGCCTGCTGCGCCCGTTGCTGGCGGTCCTGCATCTCCTGTGGAGTCATGGGCCGGAATAGGTTGAACGCCTTGACACCGTAAACATCGAGGTAGAATTCTGTGAACTGCTCAATGTCGAGCGTCTTCTGCTGCTGTTCGCCCATCGCGGTGATGATTTCAGGATTGAGGACGTACTGCGTCAAGGTCTGGAGTCCGCCACCCTGCATCGCGGCGCGCATCTTCATGTTATTGGCGGTTTTGAGCTTGAACTTCGGATCGGCGTTCAGGATGTCTACCGGGTCAACCTGGAATCTCTGTCCATCGGGGCCGAGAATGGTCAATATCTGCTGTGGGTCCATGAACATACAGATCAATTCCCACATCTGAGTGAGCATTGGATTCAAGGTCTGATCTTCGATGTTGGCGACTAGTCCCTGTTCTCTTGAGTTGGAAGCACTGGTTTGGGCCTGGACTCCAGTCGCGGTACGATTCGCGCTGTTACCTCCAGCGGTCGGAGAACCGAGTACCGCAAGATCGGTGATTCCGGTGACTTTCTGGTCTCTATTTTCAACAAGTTGAACCTCCGTAAATGCCTGCTGAGTGACGTTGCCCATCTCCAGGCGAACAACATCCTTGTCTGGGTTTTCCGCTTCCCAATTAGCTCCGGGACGTAACTTCATCTTGCTCTGAGTCCGAGCCATGCCGAGTTTCGTAATGAACGGAGGATGCAGGATAAGGTTCAACTCGTCTAATCGCCCATCAGTCAGCGTCTTAATGAGCTTCTGCCCGGAATCGAGCAATTCGGGAATCGAGTATCCGTAGAATGACCCTAAAGCATTGACATAGCACCAGTTGAGGAATGGTAGCGCCTGATACTGATTCGGCAGATTGTAGCCGACATGTTCGCGGCCAATGAGCCATACATGGTGATCGCGCTGCCAATAACGAAGAACCTCAACTCTCGCCAATCTAGGATCAACCGACTGATCTTGTCCTGGCTGGTAGTTGACGCCGCGATAGCTCTGAATAGCCTGCCGGGTGGTATCGCCCTCGGTGAACGTCTTTTGCTGACTCAACCGATAGAGCGTGATGTCATCGGGAATATCGAAGCCTTCTTGTCCGCGATAACTTGCCAGTTCTGCAATCGTCATCATCTTGCGCCGGATGCAGAATCCAGCCTGTTGTACGTTGGTTGACCGCGTGTTCGGGTCGATGTAAAAGTCCATCAAATCGACAGGATCAAGATAGAACTTGCTCACTATCTCTGGCTTGAAGTATTTTTGCGCGTAGCTTATCGTGCGCCCGGTTTCCATCGGAATCTGCATCCCTGGCATCATAGGGTGCTCTCCCATCGCAATCTCAGGCTCTACAATTCGCTTCCATTGGACCGCTTGTTCCTGCCGAGGGCCGTCCCATCCCCATTCCCAGATTCCATTGCCAAGAACAGTTCCATCCTCGGTCATTCGGTCAACACAATAGCGGAAAGATTGAAACTTTACCCTCCCTCCGAGGGATTTCAACTGATTTTGCATCAGGGCGCGAACTTGGTGCAGTTGAGTGATCGTTGTTCCACTACTGGCCGCTTCCACATCGAAGTCCAGATCGGCACCGCAAATCGCGTCGATCAAATGCGGCCTGAGCGCGTTTACTTGGGTGAAAGCGTGCCAAATCTGCATATTGGCGCGGGGAGTTTTTGAACCATCCCAGTATTTCTCGCCGTTGCGAACCGCTGAATAGATTGCAGCCGCGTTCTGCCATTTCGTCTCGTAATTCGTTGCCCGGTCAGCCGCCGCCCGGTTGAAGTCGCCCAGGACGATGCGTTTGGCCTCATCTGCTGTCCATTCGCCGCCACTGAGCGGGATTCCTTCGCTGGTGCGCTGCTCATATCCGCCAAGTGGAGGGGCGGCGTTGGCATCGCTCACTTTACTGGGTATCATCGGGGGCGGGGCGTTCGCATCAACCGTTACCATAGGCTCACTTTATCACTCCTTACGCCGGAAAGCCTGTATCTCTATCGACTTTCGGGTAAAACTGGTCCTCGTCCTGATAATGTTCCGCCAAAATCAGCGAAATCGGATCGCGGAATGCACTAGGAACAGAATACTCCTCATGCCGGTCACTTAGCACACCGGAGTTTACACTTTTCCCTTCCAACATCAAATCTGTCAGCGTGTCCAGTATGTCATCATGGCGATATTTTGGGAATCCCTTGATTTCTGTCTCAATTGCCGTCCTGTATGGCAGCGAATCTGAAAACCTGATATTTCCTGCCTGGAACCAAGGACGTAACCCCCTGATCTTAGACTTCTTCGACTGCTGATTATCTGCTGGTTGAGCATCCAAAGGCAAGAACCGGCCCCGTTTGCTCATCTCGCGCCGCAATGTGGCCAACAAAACCCTCTCAAGAGCCTGTTTCTGTATTTTCAGCTTCACAATCCCTGGATACTTGTCGAACACCTGAAAAATCCACTCTATTACCTCTTCCACCGGCGGTCTGCCATAGAGCATGAACGGGATATAGAGCCGCGCATTGGCAAATCCACCCACCGAAAGCACTGTGAAGTCAGAATCATGG